GATACGTTGGTACTACCTCTTCTGAGTACGTGTCTACCACTAAGACAACTACCCAAACCCTGATAGGGGGGTTGTACACGCAACACCTCATCCCAAGTGCCTCTGGGGCCTATATCATAGGTTCTCCTTGGTTTAAATACGCTGCCGGATACTTCTCGGGTGCTGTGTACGCAGGCTCTCACGTCGTCTCCTCGGATCGGTCGTTGAAGCAGTCCTTTGGGACATCCCCCGGCTTGGCCTTTATCAACGCTCTGGAGCCACTATCCTTTGAGTACAAAGAGGCTCCCGGCGAGACTCATTGGGGACTGGTTGCTCAAGATGTGGAGACTGTCTGCGACATTCAGGGGATTCCACCAGTAGTGGTACACGACCAGCCCGAAACTGGAAATAAACATCTAAATTACATGGAGTTCACGGCCCCCATCGTCAAGGCCATTCAGGAACTGACTGAACGGTTGGAGGCCATTGAGAATGGCTGACCTTCCCACTCCAACGTCTGAGCCTTATACCAACATCATTGCGGTTAGGCGGCACATGCCTGCACGTATCAGTGATGTGTTCCCTGCTGTGAACCAGCCGGGGCAGGACTCAGTACCCGGAACAGACTCCGCCCAGTAGTAGTACAATATAGACATGGCGGCTCTAACCGACGTTGAAACTACCGCACGTAACTACCTTAGGGACTTCCCACGGTTCTTCCAGTTAGACTTCGCTGCCGTAGGTAGAACCTATGACCTAGGGCACCCTAACATTGACTCCACTAAACTATGGGTAGCAACTTATGTCAGTAGTACGACCACGGAACTTACTAGTAGCCAGTATGATGTTGATGACCGTAATGGGCTCATACGATTGGCTACGACACCTTCGGCTGGTACGACGCTTCTTGTAGAGGGCTACCACTTTGAGTGGTTACTTCCCGCAGACCTGACCTTCTACGCCAAACTGGCCCTGAACCAGCACATGCACACGCTGGACATGGACAGGGAGCAGTTGTCGGCGGTAGTCAAGGACGTTATAGGTATTGACGCCATGATTGAGGCCCTCTGGGGACTTATGACGGAGTACAGCAGGGACATTGACATCACTACGTCTGAGGCTGTTCACATCCCTGCCAGCCAGCGCTTTCGTATGATCCAGCAGTTGCTACAGTACTGGACCCCAGAGTACGAGAAGAAGGCCCGAGCCCTTAACATAGGTCTGGACCGTATTGAAGTCTTCAACCTGAGGCGCACCTCTCGCACCACCAACAGGCTGGTACCAGTCCAGAAGTCCCGTGAGTTGGGCGACTACGGCCCGATTGAGAGGATCTACTCACCGATTGACGACGGGGAGATCGTGATTGCTGAGGAGCAGGACGAACTACGCACCGATGTGTTCATCGACGGTGATCCACCTGAAGGGTACGTATCTGGCGTTAGGTATCTGTAGTGGTAAACATTCGTAGGGAACTGGACCATATCTCGGATAACTATCGAAGGTACCACCGAGAGACCGGTGAAACCATCGTGTGGTATGAGATTCAGCCTTTCGGTAGTAACGCTTCCACGGATAGCCTCTACGACGACGTTTACGACGAGGGTCTTCTAGCGACTGGTGGTCTGAGGTACAAGACCGGAGTAATCATTCCGGTGTTGCAGATTCAGGAGACCGAGGACACCAAGACTGCCACCGCTGATGGTCGGCATGTCGTACAAACTATCAGTGGTTCGACTTCTGTAAAGGATATGGTCGACGCAGGTATTGGTGACGTGTCTGAGTACCGTAACCACCTAAATGATATGTTCTTTTATGATGGCAGGTACTACTCTGTTACCACCTACCGTGTGCGTGGACGTGCTAGGGAGAATGTCCTCGTGGTGTTTGAGGGAATTGAGAAGTATTTGGATCAGGAGTTCGTGAATGATCCCGGCCCGCCTGCTCTAGCCTTTGTAGACTACGGATGGCCCGCAACTCTCCCGTCCTAAATGGTGTATCATTAGAACAAGATCCTAATGAGCGTTAGGATCTCTCAACTGCCCAGAGGAACGCTAGGAGAGCGTATGGCCACAGAGCCAAAGATTCACGACGCCACCGCTTCCTCTGACGAAGACTACCTAGGCTTCTTTAGTTCAGGCATTCCCGCTCAGATTTCGCATGGTAATAGACTGTACCTTCAGTTGGCAGACCTTACGGAGATCGCCGTTAACAAGGCCCTACAGACTCATGTGGACAAGTCACGTACTAAGTTGGAGAGGGACAAGGAGTACGCTCCGCTAGCCCCGTACTACGACGTACGGCAGGTGGAGGACTCAGACGACTTGTTTGAGTTTGGTCTGTATGATGTACCCCGTAGTCACCAGCCACTGGCCAAGGCTTTGGAGTTTGGTGCTAACAGTATTCCCCCTAGGGCCTTTCTTAGGCGCAACTTGCTCAAGGAAGCCAAGACCCTGTCCAAAGATATAAGTCGGGAACTGAACCGACTCATGGGTGAGGTTGTCACAGATGACTGACCGCACCGGGTTCCTACTGGCAGAGGATCAGGCCCTCAAGGTTAAGTTCAGTGGCATCCAGTTGTCTGACGATAGAGACGCCACTCGTGATGTTCAAGTGTTCTTTCGTTATCCAGAGGGAGAAACCGAGAAGAAGTATCCGTTCATAACAATTGAACTACTGGACATCAACCATGCTACTAACAGGCAGCACTCTGAGCAGAGGATCTATGCCTTCCGAGGCACAGCCCCGACGGGGCAGGCTGATGGCCACTATGCTACCGCAGGTTCCTCAAAGTCGTTTACTTACTGGCCGGATACCACCGATGATGTAACCACTCTAACTGGTTTTTCAGGCTCCTCGTCCTCACCCTTCGTGAGTGCCATGGAGCATGTTCCAGTAGACCTGCTCTATCAGGTCACCACTTTCACCCGGTCGGTCATCCACGACCGGTACTTGCAAGCACACATACTGACCAAGATAGCCCCGTTTCGACAGGGGTACTTGTCCGTAGGTGCCGATTCAACTGATAGGCACATGGACCTGCTGGATTGGCGGGGTGCAGATATGCTGGATGAGGAAGCAGGATTTAAGAAGAGGATATTCCGTAAGGTATATACTCTATCTGTGACATCAGAGATCCCAGCCACCAATCTAGTCGGGCTCTATCAGGTTGCTCGTACCGAAGATGGGTACGCAGCAGGTAGCACAACCTTTAAGGATAAAATCACGCTGGATGTTCTAGCGTGAAACCCGTAACCCACTGTATTAAGGAGAAGTCATAATGGCATCGTATACCCGACCCGGTGTGTACGTTAACGAGTCGGCTTTAAAGCCAGTCGTTACCAATCGTCCCGGTCGCACCACCGCTTCTTTCGTGGGAAAGTCCACGAGAGGTCCCATAGGTAAGCCCATACTGATTCAGTCATGGGGAACCTTCACCGCTACGTTCGGTGACATCAATCCATTGTACGAACTGGGGCATACTCTTTACCAGTTCTTTGCCAACGGAGGCACTGAGTGTTACGTTGTTCGTACGCTTACCACCAGCACTGCGGCAAATACTGATTCAACCCTTGCGCTGGTCCATGACACCAACAAGAACTTGTTTACTGCCACGTCTAAGTTGGCTGGTGTCGATGGAGACAACATCACCATTGAAGCCACCAAGAACGAAAATAACGACACATCTGATACTGGTGGTGGTACTGGTATCTTGGACATCGTCATTAAGTACAAGGGTGTGACCAAGGAAACCTACGTTGGTCTGACATTTGCCAACGCCACTGGTGACACTTCGGCCACAATAAAGATTAATGACGCTGTGTCTGGCTCTCAGTACATCACAGTGTCCTCACAGGTCACCAACAACCATGCTTCTGGCGAGCAGTTCAATACCTCGTTCGCTACCGCCGTTACCTTCACCTTGACTGGTGGAGCCACAGGCGGGCAGTCTGAGAAGGCCACTGGCAATGTACAAGGTGCCACCGCTGGAGTTGCTGCTAACCACTTCCTCCTGACCGCTGAGAACGAGGGCGCTTGGGCTGATGGTCTAACCGCTGATATCACTGCTGGTCTTGAGGCAGCATCGACAACCTCCTATGGTACCTTCGATATGGTTATCAAGTTGGATGGTGGAGAGAAGGAGCGTTGGACTGAGGTGTCCCTTGACGCCACCCACAATCGCTACGTGCTCACCCTCTTGAACAACTATTCGGATTACGTCAGGGTGTCCAACGTGGCTACCCCAACCAAGGCTGCAAACACGTCGGTTACTTCCGGTACGTACTCCTTGGTGGGAGGCTCAGATGGGACTGCGGTGATTGCAAGTGACTACACCACCGCCTTGGCTTACTTGGATCAGGTGACTGGCGACCTGCTGATCAATCTTCCGGGGGTGTCGTCCTCTTCCGAGGTGAACAGCGCTCTGGCGTATGCTTCAACTCGTGGTACCGGGTTCGTTATTATCGACCCCGACCCCACCGCCACCACTGCCGCAGCAGCGGTGACCGTAGTGTCTCCATACTCTAACAGCGGTTATGGCGCAGTCTACTACCCAGCAGTGACCGCAGCGGACCCGACTAAGACGGGCCCTGCATCTCTACGCACCTCAGCGGTAGGTGGTGCTGTTATGGCTATCTACGCTAAGGCAGAGAGGCTCAAGTCTGTGGCTCAGGCACCCGCAGGGTTTAACTACGACTTGGCCAACGTCTTTGGTCTGGTTGCAACCTACACCGAGGCCGAGGAAGGTACCCTGTACTCTGCGGGGATCAACCCCATCCGCTTGGTCCCGGGAACCGGGGCCATCCTGAATGGTACTCGCACTCTGGCACCAACCTCTCCTGCACGATACATTCCTATTCGTAGGACCTTGAACTTCGTGAAGGCTCGGATGAAGGAGATCACCAAGTTTGCGGTCTTTGAGCCCAACGACTCTAATCTGAGGGAGCGAATTACTCAGGTAGTTACCAATGAACTCCGTGGCCTATGGGGCAAGGGCGGGCTCAAGGGAGGTACCAGCGATTTGGCGTTCTACGTTACCTGCGATGGGACCAACAACACAGATAGCACCGTTGCTAACGGTGAAATACACGTTGAGGTGGGGCTGGCTCTACAGTACCCCGCTGAGTTCGTGATAATCAATGTCAGTCAGTGGACTGGCGGCTCCAACGCAGTCGACACCCTTTAGGAAGGACTAAGTAAATGACAGTATCCGCACAAACACTGAGGACTGACCCCCTTAGGAACTTTAAGTTCAAGGTGGCTATCTATCCTCAAGACACCGAGTTGAACACAATGGCTGATGGTCTTTCCAATCTGGGCTTTGCCCAGATGTCAGGTATAGCCGTCACCAACGAGGTCATCCCGTACAGGGAAGGTGGGATGAACACCCACCCGCATAAGATGGTAGGACAGTCGGACTTTGCTCCGGTGTCGCTGGCACGAGGTGTGTTCGCCAATCAGGACCAGTTGTACAAGTGGCAACAGTTCATCCATGCTTGGCAGGGAGGACTCTCTGTACTTGGATCTAAGGGTAACGGTGACGGTTCGGATAAGGGCACGGACGTATCGGATTATCGCTGCACTGTAGCGGTTACAGTGTTTGACCATCCGGTTACCTCCAGCGACAACAACTACCAGTACGACGTGGACCCGAGTGCCAACACCACAGTGATTCTGCCTAGGCGCTTGCAGGTGGTGCTCTACAACGCTTGGCCCGGGTCGTTCTCCATCAGTGATCTCAACGCTGGTGACAACGGCATCCTGATCCAGCAGTTGCAGTTGCACCATGAGGGCTTTGAAATCAGATGGGGGTCAGATATTACGACCCTGCCCTAAACTAACCCAGCATAACTAGGATACTAGGAGACTCTAATGAGTATGAACCTTGCAGAAGACGCAGCATCATTTAACGAAGCCATACAAGACCCACCCCCAGAGGTGGGTAAGGCTGCTCCAACAACAGTAAACCTAATGCGGGGTCTTGTGGACCCGGAGACAGGCGAGTGGCAGAGCGTGGCAACAGTAGTGGAGATGACTGGAGAAGACGAGGAAGCATTGGACCGAATCGCAACTAAGGACGACATTTCCTACGCTGAATATACCTCGGCGCTTCTGAGGCGTTCGGTCACGTCTATCGGTAATATCCGAGTTTCGTCAGATCCATCTGTGTTGGACAACCTTATTATTGGTGATAGGGATCTCCTGTTCCTTGGGATCATCCGTGCAACCTACGGAAATATCAGGGACTTCAGTTTGAC